CAGCTGGTTGCCGCCTGGAGGTGCGACAGTCCATACTGAAGGAGGGTAGGGAGAATCTGGCGGGGCAGACGGTGCTGCGTTGGTACGTTGGTAGCGTTTTTCATAATATGCGCCGGCAGTACCTCCTGAAATAACAGTAGTCGTATTGTTATTAGTAACGGACGCACCAAGGCCTTGTCCTTGTAAGTAGGAAACTAATTGGGTTAAACTTATAGACTTAGTAACATCTACAGAAGTGTCTACAATAGGTATGATATCTATACCCTGGGTCCCAGACCCTGTTAAAGTAGGTAGATCAGAAATTTTAATTAGTTGGTCGGCCATAACAATATTTATTATTAAACGTTAATTACTGATGTATCTTGAACTGTGTCAGATGTAACAACAATTCGGTTAACTATACTATCAAGATCGTAAAAATAGACCGCTTGAAAGTCTTTTAGTGTGAAATTTTTGGTAGTTGTGGTAAGATCGTTACTGGGATATGCTGGATTCCATACTACTAAAGAAATACCTTCAATAATTTCTCCTGTATCTAATCTTTGAGTGTATATTGTTTCTACTCCTTGTATATCTTTAATTAGCGCTGTTAGCTCTACTAAATTAACCGTATACCCTAAAGTTAAATTATTGGGGGCAAAAAAGCTTTCAAATATACCTTTAACTTTATTTTGTATTAAATAAGAAGAAAGCTTGGCAGAGCGCTGCAGAGTAATTATTAGTCTACTTTGATCTATAATTGTTTCTAGATCTTTTTCAGTACCAGTCTTATAACCAACAGTTAAGGCTTTAAAGACCGGGTCCATTATAATAAGGTCAGAGGTTAAAGTCTTTTTAGAAGTAGAGGAGGAAAGTATTAAGCTTTTTTGAGCCGGGGTTAAATACGCAACCTTACTATTTGACGTCACACGCGGGAGGGCATATACGTATACATTATTAAAATTACAAGAGTTAGCAAAAGCTATTTGATTGTAAAGCACTCTAGAATCCTCATTAGGAGAAGTTAATCCTATATCATACAAGTAACGCAAATGATTGTTTACGTAATCAGTGTTATTATACACCTTAACATCTTGTATGATATTATTGAAAGATGTCTTTATAAAGTTTTGGAAATCTAAACTCGTGACTAATCTATACTGGGACCTAAAACTACCCGGTGCATTTTTTCTTATACTTTCTACTGTTTCAGGTACTGTGTATAAAGTTGATGGATTAGCATTATCAAAGCTTAAGGTGTTTATATCGCTATCCGTAAGATATGTTAAATCTGGACTAAACACATCTGCTTTAATAGTATTAAACTGCGCAGTATTGTATATAGTAGCAGGCAAATTAGAAATTTCATTAGCGCCTATTTCTCCAGCAGATCCTAAAGATTGTAAATAGTAAACGGCTACAATATCGTTAAGGTTAAGCTTTTTGCCGTTAATATCATCGCCAAATTTTAATTCATAGTTACGAGACTCATTATAGCGTACCTCGTATTTTTTAGAAGTAGAATTTTCTAGATACAAAGAATCGGTACGTTCCCATTGCTCCCACCGGTTAGTCGTTATATCTCTTACATAAACATCAATATTAAAATTATCTACGTTTACCCCACTACCCGGAGCTACAAATAAAACTTCATTAACTATTCCTTGGGCAACGTATAGAGGATACTCTGTCCATTTACCTTGATAGAGCAATGTTTGGCTGCCTATATTTTCTAGATATTGCTCTCCTGATAAAGACTTATTAAAAGAGATGTCTTTGTTAAAGCAGTAAGTCGAATTATTTACCCTTATGAACGAATAACGAGGCACAGTGTATGTACCAGCGGGTAAAGAACTGTTAGCGCTGCATGTAAAAGTTAGAGTAGCTGTTTGAGGCCCTATAGGGGCATAATTTATAAGCTTAACAATTCTATTTATATTTTCATAAATCTGAGCTTCACTAAACATAGACTCAGAAGATGTCTTGTTTAAATAAAACATTAAGGTATGAAAAGAATACGCTACTATATTAGTTATTGCAGTTAAATTTGAGCCCTCAAGGTACTGGTCAGTAAAAAGACCGCTTTCTGATAACCGATTACGTATAAACTCTCTTAACGAAACAGCGTCGAACGCGACGTATTCGTTGGGTTGTATATTGAGATCTGTATTGTCTGAAGTTGTAGTAGACATTTTAATTTAAAATAAATCCAGTTTTGTTTAATGTGCCGGGTATTCGTATTTCTGTATTTAATAACGGCACAAGAATATTTAATGTAATATAATAAGTTTGCTCTTCCTCATCTGTTTCAACGTCTATAGTTCTTATAATTACTCTAGGTTCGTATGTAGTAATTCCGTCTACTATTGCGTTACCTATAATACGGCCATTCGTTTCGCCTATAGGTTCAAAAAGATACTGTACTAAATTTAAACCATACTCTGGATTTAATAAATTTTGGCCCGGGACAGTATTAAATAAGTTAATTAGTGAGTTTTTTACTGCGGCAACATCATAATCTACTGCCAGGTCTTTAGAAATAGGATTAGCAAAATCCAAATGCAAATCTGAATAGGTATATTCCTTAGATGTTACTTGGATTTTTTGTAAACCTGTAAAAGTAAGCGACGGCATTGTAAATTACTTAGGGAAAGAGTAAGTAATATTACACATGAAAAACAGTAAGTTTAACCCGCTTTTTGAAACAATTTACAGCCGTTTTCAAAACGGAGCAGGATTTTTAGCTGGGGATGTAGTTAAGTTAAAATCCAATTATAAAAATTTAGAGTGCTATAAAAACTTAGGCGAAAACGTTAAGCAGCGTATTGAAGATATTGTTAAGACTGGTAATAATATACGCATTGGTCGTTTACATAATTCTCATTTTAGCAACAGTTACGGAGCGTTTGGCGGCACTGATGCCCCTGCAACTCTTGCAGACTGCTATGAAGAGGTTGCTCCAAGCTTCTGGCGTAACTTAGTTACTGTTCCGGTTGAATGTCTTGAAACAAATAATCCCGCTCTTGACTTACCCCCGGTACCAGAAGGTCAGAAAGATAAGCAACGCGCTTACCAGAAACCATTAGAGGTCACAAAAGATAGACCTAACAAAGGCGCAGAAATAGATGAGCAGACTAAAGTAGGTAAAAAACAAACCCATGTACAAAAAGGCGACTATAAGCTAGCAACAGACAATACGAAGCTTGACCACGCAAACAAGTATAATGATGAGAAGCCTTCAAAAGCGGAAGGGCAGAAAGAAGTTAAGGAGCTTAAGGAAAACGTAGAAGATGTATATGCTAGAATGTTAACTGAAGATGTAGGGGTAATGGGTCAAGTAAATCCTACAGCTCCGGATAGCGGTAACCAGCTAGCAGGTAATACTGTTGCTGCTGGTATGCAGTCAGAAAAAAAAAGTTAAGAAAAATTAAATTAAAAAATAAGAAATTAAAAGCTACACAACCTGACTTAAAGCAATCAAGCAACTAAAGAAGTTTATTTCCTGATCCATAACTAAAGCACTCTTATAAAGACTGTCTGAGACTTGTAGCAATGCAAGTCTCTTTTTATCTTCAGTGAGGGAACTCTTATAGACAGCATTGAACAGGTCTTTAAGAAGCTTGGGGTAGTCATTACCGAAGGTCTGTTCGCTTTCAATAACTAACTTGCGCAGACTCATAAGATTATCTTTTTGTATTATTTTCTCGAGAATTTCTTGCGCAAATTCTTCGTTATTAATTGTATCTTTAATACAGAGTTTACCGTCAATAACATTACGCTGTACGTAATTAATAATCTTACGAAGGTCTGGGTAGTTATAACGAATAACCTCTTTAAGACGAGTTATCTGCTCACTATCAAACGCTACGTTCTCGTTCTGTAGTATGTAAGCTACTCGTTTAGCGTATTGATTAATAGGAGGAGTAAAATCAGTGAAAACTTGGCAGCGAGATTGAATGGGCTGAATAATACGATGTAGATAATTGCCAGTGAGAATAAAACGTGTGTTACTGGCGTATTCCTCCATAACGTTGCGCAGAGCTCTTTGGCCAGCGTCAGTAAAGTTATCAAATTCGTCCAAAAAGATAACTTTAATCTTTCCGTCGATACTTTTAGTCTGCGCAAACGAAAGGATAGAGGTACGAACCTCATCGATGCCGTTCTTCTCGCTAGCGTTAATGTAAAGGTATTGAGCATCTAGAATTTCATTTACAATTACTTTAGCTAGAGTAGTTTTTCCAGTACCTGCATTACCGACAAAGAGCATATTAGGTATCTCTCCTTTACCGCGACACTCTTCAATAAATGCCCGTAAAGTATCAGATAAGACCATATCGGCCAGTTTAGCCGGCCGATACTTCTCAACCCAAATATGTTTAAGCTGTTCGTTGATAGACATTATTTTTTATCAGAAGAACCAAAACCCTTTTCGCCACGAGTAGTCTCAGAAACTTCAAAAGCCCAATTGACGTTAGCCTGAATAAGCGGGTACACAATAAGCTGTGCAATTTTATCGCCCTTCTTAATCTCAACATCTCCGTTTCCATAATTATAGAGCTTAATACCCATATCTCCACGGTACGGGTTATCGATAATACCGAAGTGAGGAAATACATGCTTTTTAAACCCCATACCCGATCTACCTTCAACTCTAAACCAATACCCGGGCGTGATATAAGCTAACTTGAGACCCACCGGTACTACAGCCCAAGGATCTGATATAATACCGAGAACACTCATACCTTTACCTCTATAAGGTATAACAATATCTTCAACCGCGGTTACATCAAGGCCAGAATCTCCAGTGTATGGGTCTGCATGATTATATGTAGGCAGTACGGCATCTGGATGAGTTTTAACAAAATTAATAGTTACAGGGAACATATTACTATGGTATAGTATACCATTGATAAGTCAATACTTGCCAATAAGTATTCTTAGTGAATCCGCCTTTACCAGATAATAAACCTTCTGATAATCAGAATGTTATTGATCAAATAGATGATTTTATTAAAGGATTAAATACCCCGCCGGGCACTACAGTCGCAACTGCAGTAGTAACTAGAACTAATGATAATGCAGCTGCAGAAGAACCAAAAGTAGATGCCCCTAAAACAGACGCTGAGATTCAAGATTTTGTTTTAAAGAACTCTGCCAAACTTGCTGAGTTAAGTATAAAAAGTGTGCAGGAATTACAAAAAGTCACTGTAGCTACAGGAGACCCAGAGCAGATGGCTAGCTTGGCAAGTCTTATAGCGGCTGGAGCAGGTGCTATAGAAACTATAAACAAAATACATTTACAGAACAAAAAAGCAGAAAGCGCTAAAGATGTTAAGAAGCTAGAAATAGAAGGTAAGAAAGAAATACAAAAGCTTAAAAATGATGGTTACTTAAACTTACCGCAAGGCAATACTAACGTACTAATCGCAACAAGAGAAGAGATTATAGCTCAGTTAACCGGCAAAGCAAAGAATAAACCGGTTGATGATGTAGTAGAAGTTGCTACGCTAAGTTCAGGTTCTTAAGTTTCTGTTTTATTTTACCCTTAAGTTCCGGCATATCTTTTATCCAGTCATCTATTACCGGCGCAAGCTCTGCTTTAAATCTATCTGACCCTAGCTTAGTTTTTGTTTCTTCTATACTACCCACTAGTCTATCAGATAGCTCTCTTTCTACTAATTCATTCTTATGAGTTAGATATAACTTATAAAGCACTCCAGCTAGTATACATAGACCAAGTACTACTGCGGCAGTTATTATTGCCCACATAGGTAATGTTGCTACAAACACACTCATAGCAAAGGCTCCAGCAGATGCAGCTGCTAATATTAAACTACGAGTAGCATACGCCCCTATAGCTGCTCCTACCCCTATACCTACAAATATTTTGATGAGATACTTTATAAGTTCAGCTCGCTCTTGTTCGTGTTTAATTCTCTCTTCTAACTTTGCTTTTTCTATAGAGTCTTTTTCTGCTCTTGCATCTGCTAAAGCAACTAAGGCCGCAGCTTTTTCTTTATTAATATTATCTAATTCAGCTTTTTTATCGGTTATTTCTTTTTGTATTTTTTCTATTGCTTCCTTGTCTGCTTTTGCCTGAGCTAAAGCTGCATCATATTTTTTCTGTAATTCGTTAAAAGACGTATTTTTGTCGTCAAGTTCTTTCTTTAGCTCTTCATTTACCTTTAATAAGTCTTCGGTGGTTAAAACCGGCAAACGAGTTACTAGTTCTTTAGATTTTAAGTTTACTAAAGTCTCCGGGCGGCTTCTCTGTTCTTGTGGTT